AAGCCATTATTCCAATTAGCACCTAATTTAGTGACATTGGTTTTTTGTCTTTTTATTGTCTTTCTGCTTGAAAATCGTCATCTTTAGCATCCTGATTACCTAAAATTGTGTGAATTACTGGTTGCCTGTTATGCTGCTACCTTTTTTCGATACACCAACCGACCGCCGATATCCCGAGCACGACCAGAAGAAGCATTAAGCAGATACCAACAGAAAGCACCGGCATACAAGCCACCATTCCAACCAGCACCCAATAAAGCGACACGCCAACCAGTACCGTTCTGATTCCAACAGTAATCACCAACAGGAAGTGCAGTGTTTCCGTTGAACTCACCCGGTAAGAACAACCAATCAAAATCTTCTGAATAGCAGAAAGCGGAAATATAACCGTTTCCATACTTTGCTGTCATTCCCGTATCTTCATAAGGTGCTGCCTTAATGTCATCAGCAAAACCATGATCTGCAACATAGGTTTCACACTCACCTGTGGTTGCATTTGCATAGTGATTGATTCCATCAATCCACCACCAAATGTTGCCCCAAAAGTTTTCCTCACCACGGTATGACACAATCTGAATACCGTTAGCGTTGACAACTGAACCTGATGCATTACCAAGGGTGATCGTTGCACCTGTATTTTCTGTCATGGATGTTTTACCGTCATCAGTCTTTGAAACTGCACCGTTACCAATGACAGACTGCATATTGAAGGTTGCATATTCAATCAGCATAAGCATCTGTGAAGCGGATGCCGTCTGAACAACACCCTGTTCCCAACCAGTACCACGTTTTTCAGCAAGTTTTCTGATATTGGCACGGGTTGCGTTCTGTGTAAGTCCTGAAAGCGGTTTTGCATTGGCAATACTGCATAACATATCAGCAGCAAAGTCAGCAACCTGTGAATCATCAAGAATGTACGCTGATGCAGATGCATCCCAAAGTGAACCTTCAAAGGCTGCAAGATATGCAACATCATTTTCCTGACCATTTACAATGAACGCCGGATGAAGTTTGAATCCCGCCTTTGGTGTATCTGATACATAGTATCTGATTTTTCTTGTGATTGCCCCCTTGGTTCTCTTTTCAGTTTTAAGTGGTACAACCTTGTAATAAAACTTTGGCTGTTCAACCATTACCTGAACGATTGTCCCGGCACTGAATTTCAGGTTTTCATCAGGTGATTCAGTACCTACCGGGTTACGGTCAACTGCCTGTGTCAGTTTTCCAGTAGTAGAAAATCCGGCTTCACCATAATATGCAGCAACACGCCCGTCATTGGTAAGGTTACAACGCTTTCTGCCACCAAATGCATTGATTCCGTCAAACCCTGAACCCGCTGAACGGTTTACTGCCCCGGCAAGTCTTGTGAACTTCTTGTTTTCAAAGTCCACTTCAACACCATAAATGTCACCGTCTGAATATCCAACATAGGCTTTCAGATCAGCAATTTCTTTTTCAAGTGCCTGAATGTCACCAACCGTTGCATACGCACCCGGACTGACTGCAAGTGATACGCTGTCAGCGTTGCCTACTGTGGTATATAACTGTAAGTATGCAGCCGATACCGTAACACCGTTATATGGTGGCATATAACAGTTATTTGACTTTTCAATGCAGACTGCATACAGGATTTCACCCTTGTCAGGGTCAACGGCATATAAGCCAAGTGTACGCATATAGTAACCTTCTTTCAGGTCTACATTGGAATATGCTGCATCAATTTTGATTGCAACCTCATTTGTGCGGGTAACCTTGGAAACAAGGGTTGTCTGCTTGATGTTGCTAAGTGCGGTCAATGCCTGTAACTGACTTTCAGTGTACTGGGTACTGGAAGAACATACTTTTGTAAAATCAATGTTTCCTGACCCGGCAATCATCTTTGCCATAAGTGCCTGACCATTGTTTGTGATGTAAAGTTTTGAATACTCTGCCATCTTATCATTCCTTTCTATGTTGTTTTTATCTCAATGAAGTCTACCTGAACAACGCCGGATGCTGCCTTTGCATCCATATCTGCCCGGATTGTTTCATTAAAATCTGTTGAAATGCTTACCATTGCGGTATCTGTTGCCTTACCACCAAAGTTCACTGTACCCTGAACACTCACTGTTTCCTGACTGTCATTTGTGATGTTCAGCATTTCAGTCTGAACGATTCCACCACCAAAGACTGATGAACCGTTCACATCAAACACTTCCCGGAAATCGTTTGTGATGATAAATTCATTGATGAAGCAGATGCCACCACCAAAAAGAACAGCACCTTTGATGTTGCAAGGGATGCTGTTCTTAGATACAACCACAAGATTTTCAGGAATCATTGTGTTTATGATATTTTCCAGTTCTTCCACCTGACCATATAATTCAAGGTCAGTGTCAATATACAGTGTGTACCCGGTCTTGAAATCACCAGTCACTTCAAAATCACTGTCACCACAAAGGACAAGCAACTTTTGAAGCAACACTTTCCAAGTGTACGGGATTGTGTTGAACCACTTGCTTTGAACCCTTGAACGCCTTGATTCAAGGGTATCATCAGCAGTTGGGTATATTTTCAGCATCTTTTCAAATCGGCTGATTCCATATTCATCAGCGGTTGAAATGAAGCGGTTACGCAAACACCTGTCAGTTGCCGACCACATCAGACTAAATTCAGGGTTTTCCGCTTCAAGTGCTGCAACGGGTTCTTTGTAACTCTGCATGAATGGCGGTAAGTATGAAACAAGGTCAACTTCTCTTATCATGCAGAAACACCCCCTAACTTTGGTATGCAAAATTCTGTCAAGGTCATATTGCTTGCCGTGCCGTTCAGCTTTGTCCCGGTCACATCCACCACGCCATCAACACCAAGGATGCGGTTTTCAATCTGCGATACCCTGACAATGGTTTGTGATGTTTCTGACCAGTTCTTTCTTAATTCCAAGAAGTACGCATCAACTGCTTCTGCAATGGCTGCCTTGGTATTTGACCAGTTGTGACCTTCTTCAAAGGTTACCGTGGTCTTGACCTCAATACTGACAGGTGATGCACTTGCTACACTGACCACATGACCGATTGGTGCAAGTCCGTAACCTTCCCCGGCAGTTTCTTCCGGGTCAAGTGTCTGCTGAACATATTGAACAAGTGTTGAACTTGCTTCACCATAATCATCAGAATCAGTGATGACTACATGAACAGTACCACCAACCGTCAGTTTCTTGTCCTTGGCTGCATTATATACGGCATCAAGCCACGGTTTGACTGCTGCCGGAACTGTTGAAATGATTGATTCATACCAGTTCTTGACCACTGTACTGACGATCATGTCAGCGGGTCTAATGTCACCATTCCAAACACGCTTGACCTTACATGACCCAACACCTTCAATACTTTTGACCTTTGCCATATAATCAGCGTGGTTGCCACCAAAGGACTGTTCATTGAAGCTGTCAAAGTAACGCTGTCTGAAAACTTCTGTATCTTCTTCATCTTCACCGGGAATAAGTACGCTTGTCAGGCTTGCCGTCTGCAATCCATCAATATATTCCATTGGTATCATATCCCCAAGGTACTGATTGCCAATAACACCTTCTGTTTCACACTGAACCTTGTATGTTCCCGGTGTGATCTGTTCAGTCACAACATAGTTGATTTCACCAATGTTGAAACGCTTTCCAGTAACATCAATGTTTGTTGGTGTGAACTCACCCTGTAAGATTGCCTTGGTTGCGGGTTCAGGTGAAAGTCCCCTGTCCTTTGCAAGCAAGATCAGAAATTCCCTTGCAGCAGTATCACCGTATGAATTTATTATCAGATATTCCAACTCAATGTATAAAATCTGAAATTCAATGGCGGTTGAACTATGCAGATCATAAACAGGGGATGACGGTCTTTTGTCAATTTTGTCAGATACCCGATTCATCATCCTTTCAAGGATAATGTCATAAGTCTGATCTTCATACATTCTAAATCTTCACCCCCTTCTCTGCTTTAATATCACCGTAAATTGTTTTTACGGTAAAATAGGCATGAACCACACCTTTGACCGTCAGGTCAAATTCAAAGTCGGTCACGCCTGTGATTCTTTCATCAACGGCTAACGCTTCACTGATTCTGCGTTCTAATTCAGGGCAAACCCAAGTGACAGGTTCACCGTACAAGTCAAGTGTTTCAATGCCGTAATACCACGGATATATGGTGTACTGATACCGTTCTGTTTGCAGTGTTCTGAAAATCATCTGCTTCATGGCATCCTGTTCATCCACAAGACCCCTGACTGAATCACCGTCTAAATCCATCTTATAAGTTAGGCTTGGCTGTGTTTCAATTTCAAAATCTTGGTCAAGAAAACCAACTGTTGAAGGAATCATTTGCCTATCCTATCCACAACAATGAAGCGTTGACCTTCTTGCTGCCTTATCAGGATAACTTCATCACCAACCGCCAAGCCATTATGAATGATGATCTTCTTTTTTCCTGTAATTTTGTGAGTATGTGCAAGGTTCTTTGACCCTGTGTTCAAGTCAATATTGCCACCGCTGCCATTGTCACCTTTTACAGTGTGGTTGTGGGTGGAAAGACTGCTTTCAGAAGTCCAGTCAACTGTTACCATTGTGCTGAAATCCGTCACATTTCTTGAAAGAATCAACTGTTTTTCACCAAGTATCATCTTCTGTTCAACATTGATTTTCAGCGGTGAAGCACTCACAACTTCACCAAAATATACATTTACGGGTTTACCCGCTTCAACCGCTTCAACGGCTGCCCTTTTCAGGGTATCAACAAGTTCATTTGCATCAGGCAACAAATTCACCCCCTCTAAGTGTCAAATCCATCCAATGTTCACCTTCCTTGTAGGTATGCTTGCATTTTTCAACAAGCATCCAGTTTTTCAGTTTTACATCACCAAGGTCAAGGTTGATGACAACCATTGAACCCGCCCGTACTCTGTTGTCACCTAAAGCGTTGGTAATTTTCAGGTTACGGGTCTTTTTGTTATACAGTTTCAAAAGGGCATCTGCTTTTGCCTGACCGTTTTCACCTTTCTGCAAGGTGTCAAAATACTGTAAGATACCCCACTTGTTAATGTTGGAAGAATCCTGTGTGATGTAAACATCACGCTTTCCTGTGTC